TCATGCGTAAATCAGGCCGTGCGTGCGCAGCGCATGCAGGATCGCGCCGATCGCGGATCGCGCTTCCCCATCGACCGTCGCGCCGCCCGACGGATCGGCTATGCCCGGCCCCCGTCCACCCACGATCCGATCACCCGCCACATACAGCCCGTCTTCCCGCACCGGCGCATCGGCCCAGCCCGCCCCCTCATGCCGCATGGCATATCCCCGATCGACCACCCAGAGCGAAAGGCCGGCCCGCGGCGTAACAAAGCGCCATCCCCCTTCGGTCCAGCATGCCACCATACCTTCCCGCCCGGCCCAATCGCCTGAAGCCCCCGCCGCCACGATCCAGCAATCCCCGATCGCGGGCGTCGCGGGCGGCGCATTCTCATCCGCGCTTGCCGCCGCACCATGCAGCAGCATGTCGATCCGGGTCAGCGCCTCGTTATGGAAAAGCTCCTTCTGGGCCTGCCCGGCGAAAAGCTTGGGCAGCGCCCAACGAAAAGTCGCGTCCATCACCATGATTCGATTGTCCTTTTTCCGCTCCAACGCCCAACCGTTCAGCCCGGCAGCATGATCCGCGCGGGGCGTCCCATCGCCTGGGAACCCATCTGCCGAATCTCCAGGGCCATCGTCCCCGCGCCACCCAGGTCGGCATCCCACATCGCCGCGGGATAGGCCCAGCCCGGCCGATCGACGACCACCCGCCGCACCACTTCCCCCGCCACGAGCATCCGCAACTCATAGCTTTCCCGATCCTCGCCCAACGGCACATCGGCGCCGCTGATCCAACGCCACCCGTTCCTGCTCCGCCGCGTCCAGCCGATCTTCCAGCCTCCTGTCCCATCGGCCTCGAACCAGGAATGCACCGGAGCCAGCGGCGTCACCGCCTCGCCGCTGACGATCAGGGCCGCCTCCGCCGGTTCCCCATCTCCGACACCGACCGCGGCGATCCGGACACTCCCGCCCATCTCCGCCCCGCCCCCCTGCACGGATAAGGGCTCGGCCAGCCGGTCCTGCTCCAGCATCAGAAAGCCCTCGCCCACTTCATGGCCATCCATCGCCCATTCCGTGCCGAACAGCCCACGGCGCAGCCCCCGCAGCCGGAAGCTCGCCGCGCCGGTCTGCACGGTTTCGGAAAACTGGATCACCTCCCGCCCGATCAGGCACAGATTGCGCCCCTGCGCCAACGCCGCCTCATCCGCCCCGCCCAATGTCATGTCTTCGGCCAGCAGCGTCACGTCGATGCTGTTGACGGCATCGACCAGCGTGACGCTTCCTTCAGGAAGCAGCGTATCGACCCGCCCCATCACCGCCCGCGGCGCCGTCCGCCCGGCGGGCATGGCTTCTCCCGTCCCGCTCATGATGAAGAGCGCCGCACTGCGCCAGCCTTCCCCGCCGCTTGCCGCCGCCGCGATGATCGGCGCCGTAGCGGCCACCTCGCCGATCGGCGGCAGGTCCGCCAGCATCAGCACCGTCGCCCCATGCGGCTGGTCCGCCTGCCGCACGAGACTTCCCGAAGATGCCCCCGCCGGGATCGCTCCGCCCGCCCCCGGCACGCGCCGCAGGCTCAGCCGCACCGCCATCGCCTCCCACTCGCGTTCCTCGATCCGCCACAGGCCCGGCACGCCTTCCACCGTCACCACATCGCCCGGCGCATGACGCAGCGCCGCCCAATCGCAACGCAGGGTCATGGCCGAACGCCGGGTCCACAGCCGCGCCATCTTCCACGCCGCCAGTTCGCGCGCGGCATCGCCCGACAGAACCGCCGCCAGTTCCAGGCCCTGCTCCATCCGCCCCGGGCCCGGCCGCACCACCCGCTGCACGCTCGCCTGATAATCCCGCGCCGCATCATGATAACGAACCGCCAACGCCGCGGGCACGGCATCGGCCGAGCCACCCGATCGCTCCACGCCGTCCAGCACCCTGCCATTGACCGACCGGCAAAGCGCGCCCACCCCGATCTCCGCCCCGGCCTGTGCAGACGCCGCCCAACGCAATCCCTCCTCTTCCCCCACAAAGGCAAGATCGAACGCCTCCGTCAGCGGCGCCAGCGCATCCCCCACATCCGTACCTCCCGCCGCCAGTCCGTCGACCGCCGCCAAGCCCTCCCCCGTCAGCAAGCCACCGCTCAACTCAGCCGCCATTTCCCCGATCGCCACCGCCCCCTCATCCGCCTCGACCTCGAAGGTCAGCGACGGAATGCGATTGCCATAGTCAGCCAGCGCCAGATCCTCGAACACCGCATAGGCCATCCCCCGATGCGCCGGTGTCAGCCCCACGCCCTCCGCCGCGGCGATCAACGGATCGACTGGCTGATCCTCACCACCCCGATGCAGGCGGAAAGCCCCCAGTTCGGTCTTGAAGTCCCCCGCCGCCCCGCGCAGCAGATTGCCGTCCGCCCATATCCGCCGCACGGCCCGAACCGCCCGTGCCGACAGCGCCACCGCAAAGCTCGCCGAATAGCTGTAGCTGGTGACGCTCGGCCGTCCCTTGCCGCCGCCGCTCCTGTGCTTCGTCTCCTGGAGGTCCGTCGCCCAGATCACCGTCCCCGCCACCCGCAGCGTCCCGAACAGCCGGGGCACCTGCGTCCCATAGGTCGATGTCTGCACCTGCATGTCGGTCAGCCGCCGTCCTTCGCGCCCCTTGGGCTTGAACAGCACCGCATGGTCAAGGCTGTTGCCGATCAGCCCGCCGACGGCAGCCCCCAGCGGCCCGCCAATGGCCGTGCCAAGAGCGGTCAAAACAATCGTCGCCATATCTTCCCCTATTCCGCCCGCCAGTAACCCAGCACCGGCCAGGGCGACTCCCCCGGCATCTCCGCGACACGCCCGACGCCCGCATGCGCATGGACATGCCCCCCCGGCACCACGATCATCAGATGCAGTTGCAAGGGTCCCGGCCGCACCAGCACCAGATCGCCACAACGCGCCGCGTCGACCCGCCGCAATCCAGCCGCCCGCAACCAGTCCGCCGCTTGGCTCTCATCCCCGGAACGCAGCCCATAGCCCTGCGGCGCCACCCGCCCCAGCACCAGCGCCGCCAGCCCGACGCAATCCAGCCCCCGCTCCGGCACCCGCCCATGCAGCCGGAAACGCACCCCCACCAGCGCCCGCGCCGCCGCGACGATCCCGCTCAAGCCGCGCCCGGATAGCGCGTCAGCAAATCCGTCCCCGGCAGATAAGGCTCACCGCGAAAATTCACGGCATTCCCAAACCGCCCCGCACAGGTCGCCAATTGCCGGTCGCACCCCTCGGTCAGCAGCGCCAGCATTCCCGCCCCCACCGCGAAAGGCGGCGGATCGGCCAAGGTCACGCCATCCGCATCATTATCGAGGATCCCCTGCACGATCCCGCCATTGGCCCCGGTCAACCACCGCAAAGTCCCGAAAGCATAAACCCCCGCCGCCAGCCCCGGCACGGCCACCACGGCATCCTCCACGCCCCCAACAGCCACCACCCGCCGCCGCCCGGCCAGATCGACCCGGCACTGCCGGTCCCCCAAGGCCGCCCGGCAATCCGGCGAGGTCGACGGCGCGACCGGCGCTTTCAACGCCGTCATCGCCCCAACCAGCTCCGCCGTGAAAGCTCCGGCCTTGCGCGCCACCGCCCCGATCTCCCCGCGCGCCAGCAACAGCCACAAATCGCCGGGCGCGTCCCACTCGGTCAATCGCAACTCCAGCGCCGCCCCGTCCCATCGCCCCGCCGCCAGGTCGGCCTCGCTGATCGCGTCGGACACCAGGGCGCCCTCCACATCGGCATCGCTCCCCTCGACGCCGATCCCGCTGCGCACGGCGGATGGCGTCATGCCCGGCGCCGCGCGATAGGGCACATGCCCGATCACCAGGTCGCGATCATGGCTCGTCAGCCCGATCGTCACCCCGTCCCGCCGCTCGATCCGCCAGCAAAAGGCCAGCGTCACCAGCGGCTTCTCCAAAGCCTCCAGACTCATTCCCTGATCTCCACCAGCGGCACCGAAGGCGCCTCGCCCGCCGCAAAGGTCGCGCGGTTGATGTCCAGCCGATCCTCGGCGAAACGAACCGGAACATCGAAACGAAAGCCCGCCGTCAGCATCGCGCCCTCCACAGGCGCGACATCGAAGGCGATCACCCCCAGCCCCGCATGGCTCCAGCCGTCCACCCTCTCGATCCCATCGACTGCGACCCGGATCGTCCCCGCGACCGGCCGCGTGATCCGCCGAACCTGCGCCTCTTCGCCAACACCATAGAAACGGCTCAGGGGAAATTCCGCCCGCACCCCGTCGCCAAGCCCCAGATGCTGGTCCAAAGGCCCCGGCACCCCGCCGATGCCGCAACTGCGATCGTCATAGGGATCGGTGAACCGGAACCCCCGCGCCGCTCCCCGCCGCGCCCGGAAGAAGGCGATCAGCACAGCCATGTCCGCTTCCGACCGCACCCCCGGCCCCGCATCGAAGGAAAGCCGCGCATCCGCCCAGTCGCTGCTCCGCCGCTCATGCCCGGACACGCTCTCCACGATCTGCGTCGAAAAGGCGGGCGCCACGCTCGCCTCCCGCCCTACGCCCAAAGGAAAAGCCACATCATCAAAGGCCTGCACATCATCCTCCCCATCCAGTCGGAAGCAGGTAAAGCCGTCCCGCGCGACCTGCGGCAGCGCCCAGACAAAGGTCGCCGCCGTCCCCCGCCGCACCGCCGCCTCCGCCGCCGCCGCAATCTCCCGCCAATGCACGGCATCCTCGCCGCGCAGCACGAAGCCCGAAAAATAATGCTGCTCCTCCACGGGATAACCCAGCCGCTCGACCGCCAGTTCGACCCCTCGCGCGGTGAGCCTCTCCCGCCCTTCCGTCACCCAGTCATAATCCTCCAGTTGCAACACATCGAAAGCGGGGAAAGCCCATCCAAGCGGCATGTTCGCCCGCTTCGCTTCCGGCGCCAGCGGATCGAGCACGGTGGGCAGATAGGCGAGCAAATGAGTCACCGCCCCCGGCGCCACCCTTGACCCAACCGCATAATGAAGCCGTCGAAGCCGCCAGCACCTCCCCCGCCCGGTCCAGCAGAGCCTTTTCCGGCCCGCTCAACACCCCCCGAACATCCGGCACCGAAACCAAAGCCCCACCCAAGGCCGCTCGCGCCGCATCGTCATACAGGCAGATGCGCCCGTCCGGCATCACCCACCACCAGGGTTCACCGACCTGAAACTTGATAGCCAATCCAGCCGACAACCCAATGGAAACAAAGGCACCCGCCACCAATCGCAGGTAACTCATCGCCCCGTCATGCGCCGGCGACAGCAAGGTCGAAGGCGGCGACCACCCCGTCAGCGCGGGCGAACCATCCTCGGCCCGCTGCTTCCAATCGTTCCAGCAATGCGCATCGAACAATTCATAGGATAGCGACCAGATCACCCCCAGCCCCAGCGCCTTGGCCCGCCGCGCAAAATCCGCATGCCAGGCCGCGCAAGGCGCATTCAACACGCCGCCCGCCAGACTGATGTAAAAACCGCCTCCCAGCGGTTCGAGCCGAAAATAATGGCTCATCCCGACATAATGATTGATGTCCCCGCGATACCCCAGCGCATGGATCGAAGCGACGATCCGCTCCGGCGTCTGGTTGAAGCAATCGTCGTAGCCCGTGGCCATCGACAGCCCATGCTCGGGCAGCACGACATCCCCCACCCGCAGCACCGACCCGGCGCCGTCGCATCTTATCCCCGAAAGCTCACACCACCCCTCAACCCCGCCGGCAAAAGCCGTGCTGCCGCCATCATAAGCCGGCGCGGCGAGCGAGATGAACATCCGATCGACATCCCCGGCCCAGACCGCCTCCCCCTCGCTCGACAGGAATCCGCTCTTCAGATCGGAAAAATCCAGCGTAATGACAGCATCTTCCGCCCCACCACTCGCATAATTCCACAAGCGCACATACCAGGCCCGTGCATGCCCTTCCGCATCCCGCCCCTCGATGGTCAGCGTCGGCCCATGCGTCTCGTCCAGCCGCCGCAGCCCCCCGCTCCGCCAGCGAAAGCGCAACACGCAGTCCCGAAAATCCCGATCCGTCTCATAGGCCAGCAGGGCATGGCTCCATCTGTCCTCCGCCTCCCAGATCAGCCCCGCCAGATCGCCCGACCCGTAGAAAACGGCATCCACGCGCAATCCCGGTCCAGAGGGTGCATCCGCGGCGGTCGTCACCACATTCGCCATCATCGGCCTGGGAAAATTGACCGTCCAATGCGTCGGCGCAAACCGCTTCATGAACCGCGCCTCCTGCCCCCGACGGGCATCGGCCAGCCAATATGCAAGCTTCTGTTTCCGGCCACTCATCCGCCAATCGCCCCCCTGACCGCCCGCGCGACCTGCCGCGCGCTGCGCGCCAGCAAACGCGCGCTATCCGCCCCCTGCCCCTGCACCGCGATGCTGACCCGCACGTCCCGCACGCCGCCGGCGCCATGGGGCACAACCTGCCCGCTCGCGGTCGGCACAAAGACCTCCGGCCCCCGTTCCCCCACGACATAGGCCCGCCCCGGCGCCACCGGCCCGCCGGTCGCCCGCCCCGGCAAACCCAGCACGGACGCGGCCAGCCCGACCAGACCGTCGCCCCCGACGCTGCCCATCCAGGTCCGCAAGGCGCTGGCCGCAATGTCATCCAACACCCGCAGGGCGATGGCCTTCAATTCCTCGAAGCCGAACTGCCCGGTCCGAACGGCCCGCAACAATCCCTGCTCGATCCGCCGCCCCGCGCGCTCGGCCCCGCTTGCCAGCGGTCCTTCCAACGCCCCGCGCATGGCGTCGACATCCTTGGCAAAAGCCTGCGTATCCGCCCGCACCCGCACGACCAGATTGTCGATCTCCTCGTCCATCCCGCCCTCGAATCCGAAAAAGAAAAAAAAAAGCCCCTCCCCTTCAGGGGAGGGGTTGGGGTGGGGGCGTGCCCCAGGCGCGTCGCCATCCGGCATCACCGCCTTCAACCTCTCCAACTCCCCGCGATCCATCCCGGCCTCCGGCTCCTCTTCCCCCCGCGCCGCCCGCAACACGCTCTCCAGTTCCGCGGGCGTCGCCCGCCAGAACTCATCCGGCCGCCACCCGAGCAGCCACCCCGCGACCCCGGCCAGCCGCGCCGCCGTTTTGAAAAAGCTCATCGTCCCCCCAGTATCTGGCCCAATATGCCCCGCAAAACCGGCGTCAGCTTCGCCAGCCCCGCCGCCACGATCGCCTCGCCCAAGGCTTCCCGCGTCAGCCCCGCGGGCGGCTCCGCCAGGCAATGCCAGAACAGCCCCGCCATCTCGGCCAGCGACAGCTTCCCCGCCGCCGCCCGCTCAACCAGGGAGAAGAGCGGCCCCAACTCCTCCTCAGCCGCCACCAAAGCCGCGAAACTGGGCCGCAGCACCAGCCGCTCCCCTCCCAGCTCCAGCGCGGCCTCGCCCCTGGCGGCATTGGGTGCCCCATTGGCCCCGCTCACAGCGACACCACCTGCCCCGAGCTTTCCAGGCTCAGCGCATAATTGCGCTCCCCATTATAATCCCCGGCATAATCGAGCCGCGTCACCAGAAAGCGCCCGCGCATCTTCTCGCCGCTTTCGAAGCTCAGCTCATAATCGCCGATGGTCCCCGCCAGCGCATGGTTGCGCAACCGCACCTCGGCCGCCGACCCGGTGAATATCCCCGCCGCCGACACGCTGACCGACCGCACCCCCGCGCCCGACAGCAGTTCGCGCCAGCCGCCCGAATCCTTGTTGGTGACGTTCACCGCCTCGCCATTGACGGATAGTTGCGTCGTGCGCATTCCGGCGACCGTCGCATAGGCCACTGGAGCCCCGCCATCCCCTATTTTCAATAGAAACGCGCTTCCTTTTTCCACGCCCATGGAGCATTCTCCTCTAAGATAAACCGTGCAAGATTCGGGATATGGAGAGAGGCCCAAAATGTTCGTGACCGCCCCCCTGATGCTGTTGCTGGCCGCCGCCCCGCAGAGCGGCGACGCCGTCGGCAACGGCCGCAAGACCTATTCGGCGTGCCTGGAAAAACAGATTCAGCCCGCGCTCGACAAGAAGATGTCGCTCAGTGATTTCCAGGCCTCTCTGAAGGCGCAGTGCGGCACACAGGAAACCGCCTTCCGCGCCGCCATCGTCGCGGACGACAAGTCGACCGGCATGTCGGAAAAGGATGCCCAGTCCGACGCGGACGACCAGATCAGCGAATATAGGGACAAGATCATCGGCGAGTTCGAGGACTATTCGAAGTCCTGATCGTCAGCCGCGCACCACGCGCAATCGATAGTCGACCAGCGCCTGCCATCCATCCCGCGTGCCTGTCCGCGACAGGCGCGACCGGACCAGCTGCGCACCGACAACCCGCCAGCCCTCCGCTGACCCAGCCGCCCGCAAGACCGCATCGACGCGCCCCAACAACCCCGCCAGCCGCGAAGGGCTTTCCCCCACATCGAACAGGCTGACGGTCAGGGTCAACTCGCGCCCCTCGACATCCTTCGCGCCCCAATCCAGCGCAACACAATCGCCCACCACGCCATAAGGCGCGCTGGCCCGTCCCGGCGTTCCATCGAACACCCCGTTCAACCCGGCCATCAAATCCGCATCGCCGCGCAAAGCCGCAACGACCGCCCCGCGTACCGCCACTTCCGCGCTCATCACCGCGCTCCTCCCGAATTCCGGCCCGCTTCGCGCAGCGCCAGATCGCCCATCCACCGCCGCTTCAATCCCCGCCCGGACAAGCGCACCACCTCGTCCTCGACCCGCGCCTCAACGCCCAGCGCGCCCGCCGCCGCGACGATCCCCCGCCGCCGCGCCTCGACCCGCTCCGCCGCCATCGCGCTTAGCCGATCCATCACGCCAGCCGCATCCGCCGCCAGGGCCGCCACAACGCGCTCACCACGGCGGGCGGCGTCGCCACCTCGCCATCGCGCGCCACGAAATGCTCCGCCGCCAGCCGCACGATCCCCTGCCGGATCGCCTCGGGCAGCGCGTCGACATCCCCGGCCAGCCCCGCGCGATAACGCACCGTCACCACGCCCGGCCCATCCACCAGCCGCGCCCGCACCCAGCCATCCCCCGCAGCATCGATATCGACCGCATAGGCATCGGCCGCCAAAGCCACGCCGCCGACCTCCACGCCCAAAATCGCCACCACCGGCCGCGCCGTCAGCCGCTGCCAGCTCCCATCGGCCATGATGGTTTCGGAAGCCTCCCGCACCACCAGCCACTGCCCGATAAACTGCTCGCAAAGCCCCGAAGCGCTCCCCAACAGCCGCTCCAGCACGCCATCCTCATCATCCGACCCGATCCGCAACCAGGCCTTGAGATCCGCCAACATGGCCCCTCCCCAAGAAAAAGGGGACGCCCCAAAGGACGCCCCCAAAATCCTTCTCCCTGCGGGAGAAGGATACGCAGCCTTACCGGCTCTGCCGGTTAGGCGAAGTTGGATGAGGGCGACCCTTTAGGAAGCCGCAAACTTCATCAACTTGATCGCCTCCGAATTCGCCACGGCCCCACCAATCCGCTTCACTGCATAGAAGTGGACAAAGGGCTTGTTGCTGAACGGATCGCGCAGGATGCTCGTCTCGCTCCGCTCCGAAATCACATAGCCCGTCTGGAAATTGCCAAAGGCGATCGACAGCGAACCCGCCGCGATATCCGGCATATCCTCAGCCTCGATCACCGGATAACCCAGCAAGGTCGCCGGCTGCCCCGCCGCCAATGAAGGCTGCCAGATAAAGGCTCCATCGCTGGTCTTCATCTTGCGAATGACCGCCAGCGTAGCCGAATTCATCACGAAACAGGCTCCCTGACGATAGGGCGCCCGCAGGCTCTGCACCAGATCGATCAGCTTGTCCTGACCCGAGGCCGTAAAAGCGCCCGAAGCCCCCGAAGCCACATATTGCAGCGACCCGAAAGCCCGCACGCTGTCCGCCTCATTGGTGGCGGTATAGGTCAGAAAGCCCTTGGGCTTGTTCGTCCCATTGCCGTTGACGAAGGCCGCGCCCTCCGCCGCCGCGAACTCGCGGGCGATCTCGCCCGCCAGCCAGCCCTCGACATCGAACTGCGCATCGTCCAGCATCGCCTGAGACGCCGCCGGATTGGCGTAAAGCTCACCCGAAGGCGGCACGATCTCGTTGAAGACAGGCGTCCCCGTCTCCGCCCGCGCCCCCGTCTCGCTGGCCCAGCCGGACACGATGCCGCCCGACGTCACCAGCTTGCGATAGCCCGCCGTCCCCGTCCGCACGACATTGGCGATCAAGCGAATGGGCGAAATGCCCTTCAGCGTCGCATCGATGATCTGGTCGATCTCCCGCGGCACCGCATAGCCGCCCGCCGCGCCCGAAGCCCCCGAAAAGCTCTTGAGCTCCACCCCCGCCTCAAGCCCCTGCCGCACATAGCGATCGACGAAAGCCGCCCTGTGCGGATCGACCGCCCCGCCCTTCACGCCATCCAGCGCTGGCCTCTGCTGCACCAACAAAGCCCCCTTCAGCGCGGCGACCTCGCTCTCCAGCCCCGCGATACGCTCACCCTGCACCACCGCATCAAAGCTCGCTTCCAACTGATCCGTCATCCACCACTCCCACGAAAAAGGGCGGCCCCACCGGACCGCCCGAACCATTCCTTCTCCCCGCGGGAGAAGGATACGAAGCCTTGCCAGCTCTGCTGGCCAGGCGAAGTTGGATGAGGGCGACGCCCCTATTCCACCGCAATCACCCGAGCCAGATCCTGCATCGGATGGGTGACGACACTCACCTCCACCACCTCCAGCCCCAGCAACTCCCGCGGCGCAACCCCACGCGCCTCCCGCACCCGATAGCCAAAGGACAAACCGTCCACCGCTTTCTCCCGAAGCGCGCGCCCAGCTTCCCGCCCGGCCGCCGTCCGCCCCGAAACCCGCCCGATCACGCGCAGGCCCCGTGCATCCTCCTCGACCTTCTCGACGGTCCCGATCACCTCCCCCGGCCGATGCTGCCACAACAGGGGCATCCCCGCCGCCACTCCGGCAAAGGCCCCCGCCCGCACCACGTCGCCGCCTCGATCCACCCGGTCGAACACCGCCGCATATCCGGCAAAGCGCACGTCACTCATGCACCAGCCCCAGCAAGCCCAGCTTCACCGCCATCCCCAGCAGCATCAGCGCCATCACCACACGCACGACCCACGCAACAACGGCCCCTCGCGCCGCCTTCTTCGCGTCCCGCCAAGCGCCCAGCAACTCGCGCAATTCCCGCACGTCATCCCGCGCTCCGCCATCGGCCAGCCCCAGCCGCTCCAGCGCCCGCCCCGCGCCCAGTTCGCTCGCCTCCTCGATCAGCGCCCGGATCATGACCATGTCCATGCCCACCGGCTGCGCCTCGGCCTGCGCCACCAGCCGCGCCAGCATCTCCCCATCATATTTCATCGCTCGCCTCCGCGCCTGCCGCCTCACCCGATCCCCAGCATCGCCCGCTTCTCCTCCGCCGACAGGAAATCCACCGCCGCCACCCGCTCCCAAAGCGCGCTCCGCTCCTCGAACAGCGCGGGCACCGCATCCAGATCCGCGCTCAGCCGCAATTCCGGCCACCAGGGCCGCAACCCCTGCGCCAACCCGCCGCAGATCTTCGCCACCAACGGCAATATCGTCTGCCGCCACAGCGCCCGATTGGCCTCGCGATAATTGGCGTAGCTATTGTCGCCCGGCAGCCCCATCAGCATCGGCGGCACCCCGAAAGCCAAAGCGACCTCCCGCGCCGCCGCCGCCTTCAACCCCACGAAATCCATCTCGGCGGGCGTCAGGCTCATCGCCTTCCAGTCGAGCCCGCCCTCCAGCAGCATCGGCCGCCCTGCATTGGCCGCGCCGGAAAAGGCGATCTCCATCTCCCGCTTCACCCGCTCGAACTGCTCCGGCGACATGACCGATCCATCCCCCGGCGCATAGACCATCGCCCCCGAAGGCCGCGCCGCATTGTCCAGCAGCGCCTTGTTCCAGACCGTCGCCGCATTGTGGATCGCCACCGCCCCCGCGGCCGCTCCCACACAGCCCAGCCCATAATGGTCGTCCAGCGGATGCAACGCCTTGAGATGAAGCACGCCGCCCGCAGGCGGCCCATTTTCGGGCAAAAGCCGCGTCACGCTCTCCCCCACGCGATAGAGATAGGCGGCGGGCCACCCCCGCGCATCCGCCTCCACGCTCACCCGCTCCGGCCGCAGCGCATATAGTTCCCCCGGCAACCCGTCCGCGCCGGCCAGCACCTGCACATAGGCATTGCCATGCAACAGCAGATGGCTGGCCAGCGTCTCGACCAGGCCCTGCCCCGCCGAACAATGCGTCACCAGCCGCATCACCCGCGCGGCATCCTCCACACCCGCAACGGCCAGGCCCGTCCCGCCAGCCCCCTCCGACACCAGCCGCAACGCCCGCTGCGCCACCGGATTCTGCATCACCCCGGCCCGCACCTGCGCCTCATAGCTTGCGGGCCACTCGCCCAAAGCCACCCCACCCGCACCCCAGGCACGCGCCAGTACCGGCCGCGCCGACTGGCGCGCCGCCTTCGTCCCGAACAATTTCATGGAAAAACCCCGCCCAAAAAAATCCTCGCCCCTTCAGGGGAGAGAATAGTGAAACCTGGCAACACGCGACCTGACGAAAGCGGGAGAGGGGGCAGCCCTCACCATGATGCTATTCCTGCCCAGGCAGGAATCCGTACCGCCGCCGCCTCTACGCCCAAGCGCGCAGGAACCGCTCCTCAGGGATTGCGCTTCAACACGCGGTCGCAGGCATCGCCACCGGCCTGCCCCTTGCCGATCAGATTCCCCGCCACGGCCCCCGCCGCTCCCGCCAGCAGCGTCTCGCCGACACTTCCGCCCGCGATCACTCCCGCGCCCGCACCGCCGGCAGCGCCGATCACCGTTCCCTTGCGCGCATCCTTCTTCCGCTTGAGCAGGCAATAGCGCACATCGTCCCGGTCGCCCGGTGCGGCACGCGCCACCCGCGCCCTGTCCTTGCTCGACAATGTCACCGCCACCGCAGGTTCGACCATCAAGGTCAGCGCCGCCAGACCGGCCGCCCATTTCGCGATCTTCATGAAAAAGCCTCCTGCCATATGCATGACCAAACCAACGCCGGAACCGCCGATTTTGTTTCGCACCCGTTCGAAGTCCGTCCTTCACACGGCCCGCACCCGCGCCTCGCCCCGCCGCCCCAGCATCACCTCGCTCAAGGCCCATACCAGCGCATCCGCCCGATCCGGCGAGCGTCCCGGCCCGACATAGCCGCCCCCCGTCACCAACCCGCACATCTCGTCCTCCAGCGCCCAGAAGGCGCCCCGATGCGCCACCCGCCCCGCCTCATAGAGCGCGGCCACAGGCTCCGCCCTCGCCACCTTCCCCCGGCTCGCATGCACCAGCCGCACCGGAAGCCCGGCCTCCGCCGCGCGCAGCACACTCTCCACCATCGCCCCGCCATTATTCGCCTCGGCCACCACCCGGTCGGCGCCATGCAGCAGCGCCGCCGCCGCCACTGCCCGCGCCCATCCCTCCGGCGTCGCCCCCTCCACGCTGGCATCGGCCATCACATAGGCCCGTCCATCGTCGCCCAACCCGGCCACGACGATGCCGCAGGCATCGCCATGCGCGGAAGCCGGCGGATCGACCGCCACCACCACCCGCACCAAAGCCGCGCGCACATGCCCCACCCGGCAGCGTTCCAGCAGGTCCCGGCTCCACAGGGCGCCCTCGACCTCCGCGATCAACTCGCCCTCCAGTTCCTGCCGTCCCAGCCGCGTGCCGCCATAGCTGCGCTCCATCGCCTCGACGAAGCCCTCGGCCAGATATGCGGCATTGTCCGCCGTCCGCCCCCGCGTCACCACGACATCGTCACCGTCCCGCTCCACCAGGCCGCGCACCAGCGGCACGGGCCGCGGCGTCGTCGTCGCCAGCACGCGCGGCGCATCGCCCAATCGCATCCCCATCATCAGATTGTCCCAGGCCGCCTGTCCGCCCGCCCATTTCGCGATCTCGTCGGCCCAGCCATGGCTGAACTGCGGCCCGCGCAAGCTTTCCGGCTCCGTCGCCCCGAACAAAGTCGCCACCGCCCCATTGGGCCAGACCAGCTTGCGCAGCGCAGGCGCGAACACCGGCCGGTTCCACCAGGGCGCGATGGCCAGCAGCCCCGAAGCCCCCTCCACCATCACCGCCCGCGCCTCGCCCAGCGTCGCCCCGACCAGCGCGATCCGCGCCCCGGGATCGCGCTCCGCCACCGCCCGCACCCATTCGGCGCCCGCGCGGGTCTTGCCGAAACCGCGCCCCGCCATCATCAACCAGATGCGCCAATCCCCCTCCGGCGCCAATTGCTCCGGCCGCGCCAGCCAGGTCCAGTCATGCGCCAGGGCGTCCGCCGCCGCACCGTTCAGCCCTGCCAGCACCCGCTCGCGCGCCTTGTCCGGCATCCGCGCCAGCCGCTCGAAATCCGACAGCCGCCCCATGCCATCCGTCCTTTCATCTTGTTTTCGTGCAGGGAAATTTGGCCGACCGGCCCTGTGCCCCTATATGCCCGTCATGAGTTCGATCCGCCCCGCCCGCGCCGCCGACGGCGCCCGCCTGCTCGACATCTGGCGCAAGGCCGTCGACGCCACCCATGATTTCCTGGCCCCCGCCGACCGCAGCGCGATCGATGCGGAAGTCGCGGCCTTCCTGCCCCAGGCCCCCGCATGGCTCGCCACCGACCCGGACGATCGCGCCATCGGCTTCATGCTGATCGACGGCACGCATATGGATGCGCTGTTCATCGATCCCGACTGGCATGGCCAGGGTGTGGGCCGGCGGCTCGTCGAACATGCCCTGTCCCTGCATCCCACGCTCACCACCGACGTCAACGAACAGAACCGGCGGGCGATGGCCTTCTACGAAGCGATGAACTTCGCCCGCACCGGCCGCTCGGACCGGGACGGCCAGGGCCGCCCCTATCCCCTCATCCACCTCCGCTACGCCCCCTGACCGCTCCTGCCCAACGACGTCGCTAAATCCCCTCTCCCACCGGGAGAGGGAGCCAGCCGCGCGCGGCGCGGCGGAAGGGTGAGGGGAAGGGTGAAGGGGAAACGGCCCGTTATCACTCGCCCTCCCCTCCCACCGGGAAAGGAGGATGCCCACCATCCACTCTTTCCCTGTTCGAGAGCCCGAAATCCGACCTACCTACCCCTTACTCCGCTTGCGCACCCGCTCCAGCGCCAGCCGCAACCGCGCCACGGCATCCTCGCCATCCGGCCGCTCGACGCCTTCCTCTCGCCGCGCCTCCGCCACTTCCTGCCGATGCGCCCTGAACAGGAGCGCCTGGATCATATGCGGATGCCCGCGCCGGATCTTCCGGCTCTTCACCGCGCCCTCGCCGTCCAGCACGATCTCCTCCTGCTCCGTGCCGAACAGCGCCTGCCGCAGCATCAGCGCCGTCAATTCCTCATGCCCGATGCTCAGCGCCTGCTTCCACGCCATCGCAAAGCCCGGATCGCGCCGCTTCAGATAATAGACGGTCGACAGGTTCCGCCCCACGGCCCGCGCCGCCTCGCTGACATTGCAGGTCAACGCCAGCGTCTCCAGAAACTTCGCCCGCAATTCCGGTGTCCAGCCATTGCTACGCATCGCCCGCACCTGCGGCCCGCTCCCCTCGCCGCCCAACTGGCTGTTCGCCAGCACCAGCACCCGGTCGGGCGCCTTCGCCCGCCCGCCGAAGCGCTGCCTCCCGCGCCCTTCCTTCACCTCATCCACCAT